GTTGACTGACGATGAATTGTTCTATTTAGATTTTGAACAAGAAGCAGAGTGTAGCAAGTTCCTATTGGAGTGGACATGAAGATAACCATGCAGGAGTTTGAGGAATTTGAAAAGAAGTTTGTGTTTGCTGTGTTGAACAATCCTGACTATCGCATTGGGCAGGCTTTTTACAATACGTTTCCGGAAATAGCAGTCAGCATGGAAGAAGATGGTGATATAGGATTTGCGAGAGCATCGCACTTATGGAACAGCAAGAGTCGTGATGAAGTGTTAAAATTAATAGATTGGTATTTAATTAAATGAAAATAGCATTAGGTAGTGACCTACACTTAGAGTTTGGTGCATTAGAATTACATAACACTGAAAACGCAGATGTACTTGTACTATCTGGCGATATCTGTGTGGCTAAACATTTAAATAGAGAACATCATCACGATGCTCGTTATAGGAAATTCTTTAAGGAATGTTGTGAACGATTTCCTCGGGTCATTTATGTCTTAGGTAATCACGAACACTATGCCTATGACATACAACATACCACTGAACATTTAAAGCGTGAACTTGTGTATGATAACCTACACATCTTAGATGACGAAACCGTGGACATTCTCGGTTATACTTTTATTGGTATAACCTTGTGGACTAACATGAATGAAGAAGATAGTCTAACCTTGTATCACGTGAGTTCAATGATGTCAGATTTCCAGAGCATTAAAAACAGTGCTAGGACCTTAAATGAGTGGGGTAAACCAGCACGTCTCTCTCCAGAGGATACTGTTGTATTACATAAGAAAAGCATGGACTACGTCAATCATATCACCTACGATCGTCCTAACTACAAATTTATCGTAGTAGGGCATCATTGTCCTAGTAAGAAAAGCATACATCCTAAGTATGCCCATGACAAGATCATGAATGGTGCGTTTGCTAGCGACCTAGATGACTTTATCGCATATCGTCCACAGATTCGTTTGTGGACACACGGTCATACGCATGAGCCTTTTGACTACACGATCGGTGAAACACGTGTGGTATGTAACCCGCGCGGCTATAGTGGTCATGAGCCCGGTGCTGATAATTTTCAACTACAGTATATTGACCTGTGAGAACACTTAGTTATACTGAGCAAGACTGGGGTAAGTTATGGCACAGATTGAGTCGTGACTACACCGCCATGAGTATTGGTCGAGAACTTAAATTTCAGTTACGCAAGGCTACAGAAGTGTGGAGCATAGCTGATGCCCCAGGAGGCTTCGATAGAGTCGACGTAGTCCATCTTGATTTTGAACATGACGAAGATTATACCATGTTTGTATTAAAATATCTATGAGATTAATATTATGCATGTGTTTATTATTACAGGGGTGTGTGACCATGCTAGCAGGCAATATGGGTGCAGGTGCTACCGCTGTGGCTGTGGCAGAAACAGTGGACACTGCCAAAACCGCAGGTGATGTAGTGGCCTATGGCACTACTGGCAAGACCTTAACTGATCACGCCCTAGATGCTGTAACAGGTCGAGATTGTAATCTTGTAAATGTATTCGATAAGTATCACAAGGTATGTAAGGAACGTATGCCTGATCTCAGCACCAAAGAAAAAATTATTGCGTTTCAACGTTCCAAAGGTATCGAACCAACTGGAACCATAGGACCAAAAACACGTACGGCTGTATGGCGTATTAAGAACGAGTTAGATTGATGGAACAGTTTGTTAAATGGCCACCGCCAGCTGAATGGGAAGAAGTAGTTATAACCTGGGATATCATGTTGTCTAGTGGGCGACATACGCCACCTGTGATCATCGAATGGTTAGCTACTGCTCCAGGTGGTCGATATCACTTGCATGGGTGGAAGTCAAAAGAAGGATTTGCTTTCAGATTTGAGGATCCGGTGGATGCTCTTTATTTTAAATTAAGGTGGTTTTAATGGCAACGATATTTTTAGACATGGACGGTGTAGTAGCAGACTTTGATGGCTACGCTGAACCTATAGTAGGATTCCGCACACCGGGTGGTGTCAGATATGATCAAGAAGGTTGGGCAAAGATATCAGCTGAGCCTAGATTATATAGTCTATTACCTGAGATGCCTGATGCTCATAGACTGGTAAAAGAAGTTCAACAGTTAGCAAAAGAAAACAGCATGGATGTTAAATTCTTATCAGCTATTCCTAGACAGAATGATGTGCCTTGGGCATTCTGGGATAAGATCAAATGGATTGAAGCACGTTGGCCTAAGATACCTGTATGGTTTGGTCCACACAGCAATGAGAAATGCCAGCATTGTCGTCCAGGCGATATCTTAATCGATGATCGTCCTAGCAACATAGAAGAATGGCGTGCCGCAGGTGGTCTGGCGATCTTGCACGAGGGTGATGTAGTTGCTACGCTGTTTGATTTACGTAGCCTAGTGAAGGGTTCTACTAGCTAGATAGCCGCCATCTCTATTGATAAAGAAGTTAAATATTTCTTCTACTCTGTCACTGGTTCCAACCTCTGCTTCAGGTAGGCTTACACCACGTAATATACCTTCTGAACTAACAACAAAAACATAATCCTCTGGTTGTATATCCCCTAACACATCATCGCTTTCGTTTAAGCTGGGGTCGTTTGTGGACTCTTCTGTGATTTTTGCCATTGTCGTTTTCCTTGAAATATTTTATATTTTCTTTTACTTTTTTAAGTAGTAATTTTGTTATTTCGTGGTCTTTACCAAATGCCTTATAGTATTGCTTTAAGTCTGGACTGTTAATCTTGCTGGTGCTAGTAATATTTAACTTATATTTTAAAAGATAGTGCCTAGCCGCTATGTTCTGTGCATAAGCATCTATCTCATCAGGGTCACCTAGATATTCTTGATCAGCTCGGACCTTGGGATCTTTATGATGGCTTCTAAATATATTTCTATGCATGCGATATCTACGTGATCTATATTGACGTTGATGTTCATATTCATGTATCAATGTTTCTACTAGATCAATGGTGATTTTTTCTGCTAGTTCTTCTGTGAATAGCATAGGCATAGTTTTAGGATAGTTTAATATGAAATCAATGATGAATTGTTTCTTACGGATTTCATCTAGGCCGGGATCGTATTCAGCACCAATACTGAACTCACCTGGATCAAGTGCACCTTTGGCGCCACTGTATAATTTAACACGTACAGGATGATGTTTATTAAGATGTTTGCCAAGTGTCTTAACTAGGTTGCGAGGAGTTATCCTGCGACCAATCAGATGATTAGCCCATTCACTGATATGTTGATATTCAAGTGTTGGGTTAAGATACATGGCTACATCCTAGGTTATGATACCGCCAGCACTAACTGGCTGTATACCAGTAGTAGTCTGTATGTAATAATCTTCCACATCTTTAACAGTAGGACTGTGCATCATCACGTGTCGTTTGTCTAGAGTTATGTTCTTATTTAGGTCACTAGTAAATAAACTCTGCATCAATGCCAGACCTTTTTGACTAGGCATGACCGTTGTTGGTTTATTAATAGTAAACCCATCATGTGTTTCTTCTACAATTTTGGCAACAATTTCGTCACCGTTGACTATCTTAAATGATACTACGGTATCTTTAGCATATCCTAATTTTTCAAGCATTGATTTCCCCTAGTTTATTGAATAATTCTTCATCTGTTAATCGTGCTAAGCCTTGATAACCACCTTCTACGAACAGTTCTTCACCCTTGTAGATCTGAGGTGCTGTGCGATGCCCTTGGGCTATCAACCACTCACGTGCTTCTTGATCTTCATCGATCTTAATTTCTGTGTATGCGATATTTTTTGTTTTTAATAAGTGTTTGGCCTTGTCGCAAAAAGGACAATAATTTTTACTGTATACTGTTAACATCTTATAACTCCGGTAGATCGTCATACTCAACACTGTCACCCATGACTCCGATCACATAATTTGTTGATTCGTTTTCTTGTAATGCTGTTTGTTTTTTACTTGTATCGCTGTGTTTATTAAACCAAGGTATAGGTGTGGTCTTAGGTGCAGGGTTACTGTACTTAATACCAATTTCTTTTAGTGCTCCTACCGCTGTGTAGTCTACAAACTCTTTTAAGATAGCAGCGTTAAGTCCGATCACTGGACCTAGCTTAAACAAATAGTCTGCCCAGGCCTTTTCTTCACCGATAACATCAAGATACATTTGATAAACTTCAGCTTCACATTCTGCTTTGATATCTGCAAAGCGTGGGTCTTCTTTGACCACCTGATTGATCAAGAAAGCCGTCCACTCTTTATGTAGTAATTCGTCTTGTAAGATCAGGCTGATAATATTACCATTACCAATAAAGATCTTATTCTCAACCATGGCTAAACTTGTAGCAAAACTTACCATAAAACGGAATGCTTCTAAACCATAACTAGCATGTAGAGCTAACCATATGGCTTTGATGTGATCACGTTCATCTATCTTATTACCCATTTCTTTACGACAATTAATCACATGTAACTTATCATAGTAGTTGCCAATGTTACTAGCCATGCCTACGATTTCTTCAGTGTCGTGGATGGTGTTGAATACATCTTTAGGCACGTTATAGATGTTACGGATAATATGGCTGTAACTCTTGCTGTGGATATTAGTTTCAAAGAAGCTCCAGTTACTGATAAGTGCTTCTAGTTCTGGTAGACTCACCACTGGGCCAAACACTTGATTAGGGGCACGACCTTGTAGGCTGTCTAAGGCTGTCTGACGTAATAGGTTGCTGGTAAAGATATGTTTAACAGCATCGCTGGCATCTTTGAAATCTTGACTGTCTTTAGTCAAGCTGACTTCTTCTGGTTGCCAAAAGAAACCTCTGGCTGTAGTTTCAAAGTTAGCAATTTTATTATATTTTACTTCTTCAAAACGTTGAATGGTAACTGGACCTGCTGGGTCGAGAAACATCTTGCGTTGTAGATAGTTGGTCTTTGTTGATAAATTATATTGTTCTTTACTCATAGTTTACATGCCTCGCAATCTTCATCGGTTTCATCTGGTTGTGCCGCTAATGTTGGTGCAATTTCCGCATCTGCTTTTGCACCTTGTTTATTGATCAGGCTGTAGTAGAATGTCTTGATTCCCCAAGCATGTGCCTGCATTAAGTTTTTAGCAATTAGTGTACTTGGCACTTTACGATCTGCCCAATGTGCTGGATTGTAAAATGTGTTTGTACTAATACTTTGATCCACATAAGCCGCTAACACTGCCGCAGTTTTTAAATAACCATCACAGTCCTTCTGTTCCCACATCAGTTGATATCTATTCTTTAATTTATTATACTCTGGTACTACCTGTATAAAGCTACCTGCTTTTGATTCTTTAACTGAAATTAAACTCATCGGCATTTCAATACCGTTAGTTGAGTTAATAACAACACTACTACTTTCCACAGGAGCGATAGCCATCAATGTAGCATTACGCACGCCATATGATCTCATGTCGCTACGTAGTTGTTCCCAATCTAGTTCACGTGTTGGCGTAAAGTCTGCTAATTTATTTACACCTTTAGCACGATTTTCCCAGGGGAAGTAACCTTTACCATAGCGTGTATGCTCACTGTGTACGCAAGCCCCACGTTCTTTAGCAAGGTCAACTGTTGCTTCTGTTAGGTAGAATGCCTGATGTTCCATCCACGTTTTAACTTCTTGTAGTGCATCTTTCTCACCATAGCGTAGATTCTTTTTAGCATGCCAATAAGCAAGATTGGTAATACCAATTCCCAATGGTTGTATTTCATCGTTGCTCAACTTACTTTGTATGCTTAGGAAATCTTGATAGTCGAGAATATTACATAGACTACGTTGTAGGATGCGACAAGCACGACGCATGTCTTCTGGGTTGCGGAATGCACCCCAGTTGATACTTCCTAACGTGCATAGAGCTATGCGACCATTTGGATCATCCAAGCGTTTGAATGGCTTGGTGGGCAGTAGGATTTCGCAACAGAGGTTACTCTGATAGATGGTATGATACTCAGGATTGAATGGTCCTTGCTTCATTACATTGTCAATGAACACAAGATAAATTCTACCAGTGTCGGTACGTTCTTTTAAGATGCCACCTTTAAATACTTCTTCCGCACTTAATACTTTCTTACGCAGACCTTTTTGTTTCTCATACTTAACGTACAACTCTTCAAAAAGTTTTGTATCTTTATAAAATGCTTCATACAGGTCAGGCACTTCGTTGGGATCAAAGAATGTGATATTTTCTTTGTTCTTAAATCGTCGCCAGAACATAGCGTTAAGCACAACACCGTAGTCCATATGACGCACACGTGTTTCTTCTGTGCCTTGATTATTCTTTAAAACTATCAAATCATCAAACTGATGATGCCAGATGGGATAGAATACTGTAGCACTGGCATTACGTATACCACCTTGGCTGCAACTACGCAAATCACCAAACCATTTCTTAAGGAAGGGGATCATGCCTGTGTGCATGATTTCCCCGCCTCGTATAGGACTCCCTAACGGGCGCAAACGACCTATCTCTAGACCAATACCAGCACGCTTGCTGGCATACTTGGCCATCATCTCTCCTGATGCAAAGATACTATCTAAGTCATCATCTGATTTAATCAGCACGCAACTGCTGAACTGTTTTGTAGGGGTACCCAAACCAGCAAGCACTGGAGTGGCGAGCGTGAACAATCCGTCACTGGCGCAGGTATAGTAATCTTTAATATATTTTAATCTTTGACTGGGATTCTCTTTATGGAAAACTGTTGCGGCTGCTACCATGTAGCGAACCTGTGGGGTTTCGTAGAGTTGTTTAGTTGATCGATTCTTAACTAGATATTTTTCAATCAGCTGTTCAATAGCCGCATAACTGTATTCTTCATCTTTAGCATGATCGATAAGTTCTTCCATCTTGTTCCACTCTTCTTCAGTATACCACTCAAGAAGTTCTTGTGTATATAATCCTGTGGCTGTATTTGTTTTTACAATTTCGTATAAGTGTGGGACCTGATAGTCACCATAGATGTCTTTGCGTAGCATTGACAGTCTTTGTTTGCCTGCTACAAACTGATAGTTAGTGTGACCTACTTCTGGTTCGTGTTCTACGTCGATGAGATCGACGATAGCACGCAAGGTGATCTCATCAATTTCACGGGTGCTGATACCATCATAGAAGTGCGGTTGCGCTTTGATCTCGATCATACTCTGACTAACATCAGCTATACCTTGACATACCTTAGCTACCTGTAGTTGCCATTTTGTAAGATCCAATGGTACGATCTGTCCACTGCGTTTCTTGACTTGAATAGTGCTCACTTGAAACCTCTATTTGTTTAATATTTTTCTAACTGTAAATCTGTGCTCGAATATTGATATAGCAGATGCAACTGCTTTTCTTCTATCTGTTTTGTATTTACTATTTCGTAGGGCCAGTAATTAAGAATATATTTTCCCTGGTCTATCCATGCCACTGTGTATCGTTCCTTGTCCTTGTAATCATAATACATGTGTAGTTTTAAATCCACGGCTCTATGACTGGTGAAGTATATAGTATATAGCATTCCTAGGCTTTTAGCAACATTACAATAGTAATTTTCGGCTAACAATGTCCAGGGATCTGGCCAAGAGTTTGGTTCGCTTGGATCTAGATAATAGTTAACGTAAGGAGCCGTGCTCCACATGCCGTTAAGTTCTCGGATTGCTTGATCTAATGGTAAATCGCTAAGTTTGTGTCGAAAGTTCTTCCATTCTGCCAGCCTATCATTGACCCGCAGATTCCAAAAATTCGTCCACATTTTACGTAAATGATTGTAGGTAGTAGGTCAGATTGCCAGTGGTGGTCGCCGTTGACGTATAT